CGTCAGAATCCATAGTGTTACGACCGCACCGATTACCGCAAAGAATCCTATAAAGAATCTACCCAATAGTTTAAGTGTAGAGCGAGAGTATTTTTCTAGGTCAAACCCTACACCGAGGTCACGATTACCATATATAGGATTGTAATTTTTTAGGTAAGTATTAACAATCTTCAACCTATCCTCACAAGATGTTATGTCTTTTGGTATCATTTTATTTTTCCTTACGAGCTTGTAATTCCGCCTCGACCTGTCCTAACTTAATCAAGTGTTCTAGTAATTCAGTTGCGGTCTTCTTTCCTTTGAGTTCATCGAAAGCTACCTTAGTATAATGTTCTACAAAGATACCTTCATATCTGGTGACGATTTTTTCTGTTGGTTTTAATTTGACCATGTTATTTTATTTGATAATTGTTCTCGGCCAAAGCGGAGAGTCCGAAGTCAAATACTACATTCCGCCTGTTATCGAGAAAGGCTTGCGCCAATCAAGACAAAGGTATATAGTATAGGTTATCTTACGACCCGATGACTTTTTAGACTCTCTACTTTGGCGAAGAACTTTGTCAGTCCCTGAAATGAGGAGCAAGTATGATTTGATAATTTACTTTCCGACTTTCACGAATATATTTGAGTCAATATATCCATATTTTTCTCTAGCGACTTTTTCAAAATATGCTCGTTGCTCTGACTTTGTATATTGGAAATAGTCGGAGTAATTGTGCATCAACTGAATAAATCCTAGAAAGTCTGTCATTCGCTCGAACTCGCCACCGACATAGACTGAAAACTTTCTGCTAATAAGGTTAGCCAAGATTTTGTTCATACTTTTATTTTGGTTATGATGATTCGCTGGGAGGGAGATAGGGAATTATTAAATACTAATTCTTTGGCTTCCAGTCTGACTTTTTGGAATCCATGTTTCCCTCTTCGGTTAAGATTTTGTAAAACTTTCCACAAGTCTCACACTTCTTGCCTTGATACTCTTTTCTGCGTTCCCAATAAAGAGAATCTTCGCCTGCTTCGTCTGCACAGGGGATTATTTGGTGTTCGCAATCACAATTCACACCGAGAATCCTCCAATCGACACCATTCTCATAATGTCTGTCTGCTTCTTTTGTTTTCTTTCCCGCCTCGAATCCTGACTGATAAGCTCGCCTAACTCTTTCTTGAATTGGATTTTCCATTTGTTTTTTTCTACCCACTATCCCCCTCCAAACGAACCATCTACTTGCTCCTCATTTCAAAGACCAACCTTTCTTTCTCTGTTACTATCTTAATCTATATATAGAAATAATGCAAGTGCTTAAATGCGATTGTGATGCGATGTGATGTGGAAAACCTTTTTAAGCTATACAGGTTAGCATATAATCTACTATATAGACAAAGTGAAGTAAATGTATTATTATTTAATCAGTCATTTTAGAGAGGTTGAAAGTCCTTTTGTGGAAAAGGGGAAGAGGTTGATTTAATTTATGAAAGGTGATAGGATTACATAGGTCGAGTTTATTATAACGATTGAGCTTTCTACTCTCTCCCTTTACTCTCAATCGGAGGGGCGGGGGTAGAAAGAGGTTAAAAATGTCGAAAGACTTGAATGAGATACTACTATCCATTCCAAATTCACTTACGGTAGATAGTCAGAGTCCGACTGGGTTTGGCGTGCGATATAGTGTCAGTCAGAAACAATGGCGTGCGGGTTATGCGATAAAAAAGACGAACGATTCCTATCAAGGAACGGGCGACACGCCGATAGAAGCAGTCCAATCGTTTATCCAAAAAGCCAAAAATGGAAAACGGGTGGATAAAACTGCATAGAAAATTGCTGGATAATCCCATATCCAAGAGACCTAAATGGTTCTCTGTATGGATTCATTTGTTATTACTAGCCAATCATAACGAACATTCGTTTATATGGAACGGTAAAAGACAAGTGATTAGAGATGGTCAATTACTCACAGGGCGTAAGGAATTAGCCAAGATTTGCGGTGTTACACATAGTTTGCTCGAACGAGTGCTGAACTACCTCGAAATCGAACATCAAATAGAACAACAGAAAACAACAAAATACCGAGTAATAACAATACTAAATTGGAGTAAGTATCAGAAAGAGAACAGCAAATCGGACAACAAGCGGACAACAGATGGACAACAAACGGACACATACAAGAATGATAAGAATGAAGAGAATGATAAGAAGGGAGAGAACACGCCCGCTTCCATAGCAACATCTTTCTTTAAGGGAGAGGAATGGTATGGAAAGCTGTTAGATTCCTTCGCCGAGGGTAATGACAGGTCGGTTATTGAGCCGGAACTTAAAAAGTTCATTCTTTACTGGACAGAACCGAATAAAAGTGGAACTAGAGTGCGGTGGGAGCAACAGAACACGTTTGAGGTTAAAAGGAGACTCTTTACTTGGCTTTCGAGAGTAAAGAACTTCAATGTGTCGAAAGGTCGGGGATTAGAAACATAATAAAAATATATGAGATTTTTCAGAGTAAAAACTGGTTATGGAAAAGACGATTTTATCGGTATAGACGAAACCGAGTTATCAAAGGCGATTAGATCGCAAGTCAAAGGAAGTGTGGTAATCTTCAAAGAAGGTTCGGTTGCTGGTAATTCAATTCTTTCGATAAAACCAGACTGGCAGAGAGTAATGGGTTATCATAGAGATTATGATTTGGTTGGAGAAGATTACGAGGAAATAGGCAAAAAAAGACAAGATGATTACAGATTATTCATAGAAAACACAACTCTAGCCATTGAAGGAAAACCGCCAAAAGAAATACCCAAAGAAATATCCGAAGCCACAAAAAAATTATCAGAAAAGTTTTCTATCCCTCCCACAAAGTAGTATGAGTTTAAGAAATAAAGTATAATAATTATATGAAAACATTTATCTGGACTTCTAGTGTATTTTTCCTCGCAGTAATAATCTTTATGTTTTGGAGAATTAACCAAATCCAAAAAGAAGATGAGCCAAGTATGTTTCAGCCCATTCATAACGAGGCGACGGTGATACCTGTTTTTCCTAGTGGACAGACACCTAACCCTAACGCTAAAGGGTAGTTGCAATTTTAGTTATTGTATGGTAAGATCTCAAAGGAACTTAATCACTAATAATAATTTATGACAATAATATCAATTCTTTTGTTTCTCGTATCTTATATGGTTCAGAGTCCAACTTCTTCGACGTTGTCTGATTTGCAAACACTTCAGTCAGCAATCACGCAAGATATAGCGACGTTAGAAGCTAATCAAGGAACGACTCCAGACACTACACCTGTAATCCCTCAACAGAATGTTCCGCAAGTAACTCAAGGTGTTCCCCAACAAACACAGGCGACTTCTGCCACTATTACTTTAGACCCCAATTCTCCGAGTGGTTCTGTTCAAGCGGTAAATGGACAATCATTAAAAGTTCCATTACTCACTGAAGATATAACATCGAACGTTGCGGACACATTCACTGATTCAAACACGGTCGTATCGTTTACAGGACTTCAACCTACAAAAGTATATTTGTATGTAAATGGAAAACTTGCAGATTATATTCCGAACAACTCGGAGTCATTGGGAAATGGTCAAGCGGTTTTTGATGAGAATAATGTTCCTGAAGCAAGTCTTGTAAACGGAACAACAGGAACCCTATCAATTAGCGCAGACTACACTGGAGTCACCTCCACATCTACAGTTTCCGCTTCGATAGATACGACAAAGGCGCAAGTATACGAATCACTACCAAAGAACATTGATGGAAATAATGTAAGTGTAACCGGAGGCGTTATTCAAGGAAATCAGATAACAATAAATCCTTAATGATAAACATTAAGATGATTCCCCATAAGGAACAACGTTATCCAACTTGCGGCGACTATTGGATTGAAAAAAACGGTGATATTCAAATCAGAGTTTCTGGTATGGGTAATAAATATTACGAGTATCTTGTCGCTTCCCACGAGTTACGAGAGCTTATCTTGTGTATTAAGCGGGGTATAGCTTTCGACAAGATAGATAAGTTTGATACTCAATACGAGAAGGATAGAGAGAGAGGAAAATACACCTTAGACCAAGAGCCGGGCAACGACCCAGATGCTCCTTACAAAAAGGAACACCAATACGCCACAGCAATAGAAATGATTGACGCTCAAATGCTTGACGTAGACTGGGCAGAATACAATAACAAAGTAATGAGTTTATAACTTGTTACGGACATAAATCTTCTTTTGCTTGTATTCTTAGCCTTTTTCCTATATAATTAGAGGGGAGTTTCGGCTATCTTAAAAGGTAATGAAATATATTTGTAATAAGTGTAGAAGGGAAACAAAGCTAATTAGAACAAACGATGAAAAAACGGCGTGGATATGTGATAAATGCTTTTTCTCTAAAAGTGTGTTAGAATATAAGAATGTCAAGAAAGCTAACAAAGAAGCAAAGCATATTTATAAGTGAGTATATGAAGACCGGAAACGGAACGAAAGCGGCTCTGAAAGCGTATGATATACAAGCAGTAGATAAAGACAAGTCTGCTTCTGTAGTAGCTTCTAGTAATTTAGGAAAAGTTAGTATACAAAAAGCTATAATGTCAATAGCTGATAGTATTCCTGATAAGCTGTTAGTAGAAAAGCACTTGGAACTATTAAATGCTCAAAAGATAAAAACAACTCGCATTAAAGGAGAATTGGTTGATACAGAGGAAAGTATCGACTCTTACGCAATAGGAAAAGGATTAGATATGGCGTACAAAATAAAAGGAACGTATGCGCCTGAAAAGATTTTACAAAGGACAAATGTTAGTTTCGGACAGTTAGATAATCTTTCAAATGAAGATCTCGCAAAACTTATTGGAGAATAGCGAAGCTAAAAAGGAAGCGGCAAAACGTTTACTCGCTCGGCGTGATTTTCTTTATTTTATTAGATACACGTCGCCGTGGTTCAAAGTAAGCTGGCATCATAGAGTCATCGCTGACGCTCTTAATCGTGTAGAAAATGGAACGTGTAAACGTCTGATGATATTCTTACCGCCTCGCCATAGTAAATCTGAAATGGTATCTATAAACTTTCCTCCGTATGTATTAGGAAAGGACAAAGATAAAAGCGTTATCGAAGCTAGCTACTCGGCGGATTTGGCTACGGAGTTTGGCAGACAAGCTCGTAATATTGTAGATTCTCCAGAATACAAAAACATATTCGATACTACGCTTGCGGAAGATAGTCAATCAAAGTCAACTTGGTCAACTAATGGACGAGGAAAGTATAATGCTCTCGGTGTCGGTGGCGCGGCAACCGGTAAAGGCGCTGATGTGCTAATCATTGACGATCCTATCAAAAACAGAAAGGAGGCTGATTCTTTTCTTATTCGTGAGAATATATACAATTGGTATAAGTCAACGGCTAGAACACGTCTAAGCCCTTCCGGTGCTGTTATACTATGCGTTACACGCTGGCACGATGACGACTTAGCGGGAAGACTCTTATCAAGTGACAACAAGAACGACTGGGAGATTATATCATTTCCCGCTATTGCTGAAGTAGACGAAGGACACAGAAAGAAAGGCGAGGCGTTATGGTCTGCGCAATATGATTTATCTAACTTACTCAAAACAAAGGGAGATATTGGAACGTATGAATGGTCCTCGCTCTATCAACAGAATCCCATCAACTCCGAGACGCAAGAGTTTAAGCGTGAGATGTTTCACTATGTAAATGAGTATGATCTATTAGAAAAAAGGACTAATTGTTTTATAACTATCGATCCTGCCGTAAAAGAAAAAGATAGTGCCGATTATACGGGAACGATTATAAACAAAATAGACGAGGATAATAACTGGTATATCAGAGCTAACAAGCAACGTATAAACTCCGCTAAACTCATAGATTGGATATTCGAGCTTTGGACAAAGGAGAGACCCGACTCCATAGGTATAGAAGAAACGACCTATCTAGATGCTGTATACCCCTTTATACGTCTCGAAATGATAAAACGTAACATATTCCCCGTTATTGTCTCTTTGAAGCACCACGGAACGAATAAAGAGCTTAGAATACGAGGACTCATACCCCGATACGAAGCTGGAAAGATATTTCACGTCAAAGGTCAATGCGATTCTTTAGAAGATGAGATGTTACGCTTTCCCAAAGGTATAAACGATGACGCGGTAGACGCGCTCGCTTATCAAGAACAGATAGCACAACCGCCAATTAAATTAAAGTCTGAATACCAACAGGCAATAGAGGAGATGCAGTTAGATTCTAGGACTGGTTATTTGAAATAGATTTTATGTGTTATAATTATATCACTAATTTAATATAATGGCTAAACAAAAAAAAGACACGCCGCCAGAGTTTAAGAATAAGATAGATGGGAAAGTAGATATTATCAATCAGTATCTGAAAGAGAAAGACTATGCTGTTAAAGCACGTCAGACGAAGATAGTAAACTGGGCTAAGAACGAAGAATTATATAACGGCGTAACTCAAAGAACACTACTCACACGATCTAACCTTCACGTTCCCGTAGTATTTGAAGGCGTGCAGAATATGTCGTCAAAGGTTGGACAAGCACCCGGTTTGAAGTTTGATACTATTCCCGAAGGTGACGAGAACGCGCAGGAGATAATGGAACACGTTGTCAAACAAGACCTAGATTCTTCGGACTGGGATTTGCTTTATGAGCAGTCTAAGACTGAATGCGGAGTTTACGGAAGAACTATTTACAAAGTAATTCCCGGAAATGACAAGCAGACTGTAGAACTGATTGACACGCTTGCCTATCTTATCTCTCCTATAGCCAAGAACACCCGTGAAGCACTGTATCAAGGTCAGCAATTTATATATAAAACTATTGAGGAACTTTACGAAGAATCGGACACTATGGACTATGATGAGGAAGAGTTGGATAAATTGAAGAAACAAAAAATACCTTCTGAAACTCAAGTCAGTACCTCTACGGAAATGTCCGCAAAAAATCTTCGTATGGCTCAGTTAGGACTATCTAATACTACGCAATATGGTTCAAAGGTTGTCGAGATTACAGAATGGTGGACATACATATCAAGTAAAGATAAAAAATCATCGGAACTATATTGTCTCACAGTAGCAAATGACTTGTATCTTCTCCGAGCCAAAAAAGCGTCGGAGTTAGGATTGAAACGACCTCCGTTTATTTCGTGGGGAACATTTACCCGTGGAATTACATTTTGGTGTCCCTCAATCGCAGACGTATATCGAGACCCTAACCTAGCAATCAACGTCAATGTAAATCAAGCAATAGACAATAATACTTACAGAAATTTTGGAATGATGTTTGTCGCTTCTTCTTCTGGACTTAAGCAAAGTTCAATCGTTCCAAGACCTTTAGGTATTACTTCGATTACAGTCGCCCCGGGTGGAAAGATTACAGACGCAGTGTGGCAACCAAATGTTCCTGAGATAACTTCAGCTCTCACTACGATGCAAGCTATTAAGGGATTTGCTGACTCAGCTTCAGGTATGGCTCCGTCAATGCCTAATCAGAAAGGAAAAGTATCGGTAACACAGCAAGCGGCTCTTAATGCTCAAGTAGAAGCTAAAATTATGGTAATGAAACGCAACGCAACACTAGCGTGCAAGGAACTCTATCAACTTATGGCAGACATTACCGCAGAGAAACTCACCAAACCCCGACCTGTTAAAATCTTCGGATTCAAAAACCTTACGATTGAAGATGTTACTAAAAAGAATTTCAAAGGAGTTAAACTTGTAGCTAAAGCAAGTCAGTCTGAAGATGCTCAGCAGAATAAAGCGATTAAACAGAAAGCAAAAATGGATATGTATGTGGCTTTCAAAGATGACCCGAAGATTCCGGGACAGATTGCTCTTAGACGAATTGTTGCAAAAACTTTTGATACCGAACCTGATGACTTACAAGCAATCTTTACGGCAGATGATGCAAATGTTCCTCAGACTCAACCCACACCAGATGTTTCACCTGAAACACCCCAGACTCCTGCCCAGACTCCTCCTCAGACCCCTACACCAACAGATGCCACACCGCTTTTGTCGGCAACTGGACAGCAAGCAGCCGCACAAGTTCCACCAACTATTAAATAATGTGTTATAATTAGACTATGAAAAAAGACCTTTCAACACTAGAAGCAGAGATGCACACATACGATAAAGAGTCTCAGAACTTTATCAAGTCTCTTACATTTGTTGATAAGGAAATCAGTTCGTTGAATTCAATGAAAGCTACTGATGGTTGGAAGATTCTTGAAGGCAAGATTCGTGAAGAACTCCAACAAAGAATTAAAGAATTAGTCCAACATGATTTGAAAATAACA